AAGGGTTCGGGAAGTTTCTTCCCAAGGTCGTGTTGTTCAAGAACTGCATCGCCCAGTTTTGCCAGTTGTCTGGATCGTCCAGACGACCGAAAGAACCATATGGATCAAGATCCAATGCTACTTGGCTCGCCCAGTCAATCAAATCCATGTGGGTCGGCAGCGTTATGATCTTTGTCATCCGAGCACAGTCTTATCGCCAGTGGAGATGTGGCCTATGATCTGGCCCATCTGGTAATCCCCGTAAAGGGCGTTGCTTTCAAACCTGACCCGCAACTCACGACGCTGCTCTTTGAGCATGACAATCTGCTCGTAGGGCAAATCCGCAGTCTCAGGAAATTCGAAGGTCGTGCCGAAAACTTCAGGAGCACGGGCGTTCGCCCGTCCCGTAACTTGAACGGTCATCGGGCCATACTGGACGAAATCAGGCTCAATCGTCGTGATGCGGATGTATTCGTTCTTTCCGCTAACCAAAGCCGACAAATCTCCCGTTTCAAAGTAAGACTGAATCGGTCTGATGTTGGGGCCATCATATTCGTCGGTCAATTGCTCTTGGACCCAGACACGGTAGCCAGAACCCGTGTCCTCAACCCCGGTCAGGATTGGGGAGGCGAACGAGTTGTTGAATTGGCCAGCAGAGCGACCGTTATTGGGCAGCGCGGTGTCGTACCAAGTCTGCTCGCGGACGTTGTATATGACTGCGTGGGTGCATTCAGTTGCATCCCCACGAGGGTAGCACCACCAGATCTCGCCAAATCGAGGGACCTTGAAGGCGAAAACCTTGAGCTTCTGCGTGGAGTTCAGGCCATCAAAGAAGTAGTTGACGTTCATTGCGTTGGGGACTTCGCGAACGACGCCGTTGAACATAAGAAACCGATCAACACCGCACCAGAAGAACACGCCGTCATAATCGACGACGCATTGAGGCGAAAGGATTGATGTGTCTGTTGCGATCACATCGAATTGGAAAACTGTCGCCCCGCCGGTAAAAGTCGCACGGATAACAGCATCAAACGCCCAGAAGATGCCAGCGGGTGCGCTTCCCGAACCGGCGCGCAACGGCAGACCCTTAATGATCTTCTGGCCCCAGACTCGCGCCAAGCCAGATCCCGCACCCGTCAGGTTCGTTGGCTCACCGGGCTTTGACCATCCAATGATCCCGTCCGTGCCGTAATAGAACAAGTAGGGATGCAGCGAGACGATGCCGCCAGTCACATTGGCGTCAGGCGGCAAGGCAACTGACTTGAGGTCTCCAGTCCCGAGGACTTCGCCAAAGAAGATTTGGCCGCCAGCATCATTGCAAATGCACTGCAGATTGGGGGCAACGTGCGCCAGCAGGTAGTTTTCATTCGACGAGGAATCGTACTGATAGTCGAACATCCACATATTCAGCGCAGAGTTTTCAAGTGCGTACGAACCTCCTGCCATGTTGGTGTGGGTTTCAGTGATCGTCGTAGTCGTAACTGCAACAACAAACCCATTGGGCGTTGTACCTGCAGCTGAGGCTGCACTGATCGTGATTACAGGGCCAACAGCGGTCGCGGTGTACTCAGGCACAGAAGCGTGCGCCGTGATGTTGGCGGCAACTGCGGTCGCGGTAACGGAAAGGCTGGTTGCGAAAGCAACCGATCCGGACATCACGTTGACGCCGTTGACGGTGATCATGTCAACTGAGCCAGCGGCGCCGCCGGTCAATGTCACTGTGGCCGTAGCCGAAACGGCAATCGGGGTTCTGTCTGTGACGATAGAGCTATTGGCGGTCGCGTCGATCGTGAACCGATCCAGAGTGCTAGAGCCACCGGAATGGCAGTAGATAAAATTCATCTGGGTGAAGGTCGCGAACCCACGACTGATCTGCTGCAGATACTTCTGCGTCGAGCGGTAGCCTCCCATCTTGCGAGGCAAACCACGCTGCCAACGCACCCACTGGCCATCAACATAGAAATCACCTTCGTATTTCGTGCCGTCGCGCTTAATGCCAGCGGCAGAACGAAGGATGATTGTTGAAGGAGCCGCCATTAGAACGCCCCGCCATTAACAACTCCAGACGGCGCAACACCGAGCGCCGCCCATGCCGCAGCCTGGTTGGCCGCAGTAAATATCGCAATGCCGGTTGATGTCCCGCCGAGGTTGATTAGTGCGGCGCCAGCGGTTGTTGCATTCGTGCCACCCTCTGCGATTGTGAGAGGCACAGAGATGCCTTGCGTCGAGGCGTTCAGAACGTCTGTGCCGTCGCAGTAAAGAATGACACGTTCGCCTTGCGCGACGTTAAATGCTGTCCCGCCGCCAGAGGGGGAAATTGTGAAGGTGTAAGATCCGGTCGTCTGGTTATCTACCCAGTATTGCTGAACTGTGGCAGGGATAACTATTGTCCGGTTGCCAGTCAGCGCACCCGTAAACCTATAGGCAACCCGGTTCAGCTCAGAGCCAGTCAGCGTGTATGTGCCGGTGCCGGGGACAGAGATGACGGTGTAGTCAAACGCGAACGTGGCCGACTGACCGAACCCGATTGTATAGAAGTTGCTTCCGTCCGATACGATGATTGCCGATTCGGTCGGCTGGATGCTTAGGGAGCCAGAGCCATCAATGTTGATGGACCCCGGAGGGTCAGCAACGACCGCGCCAGACCCAGAATTGCGAAGGTACACGAACCAGTTATCGCCAACCGTTGTCGCATCGGGCAGGGAGAAAGTGCCACCCGCTCCGGTCCAGTTAAACATTTTGGCGCGATCATTTACACCAGACGAATAATTAGCATTGAAGGCTGTGACAGGGACGGATTGGCTGAGGAGCGTGCCAACTGCGACAATGCCGGTGCCCGCCAAGGACGAAGCGTTCGCCTGGCTGATGGAAGCGCCGTACTGCAGAGAACGCCATGTTCCAGCAGCCGTCGTATTGTTGATCAGATAGACTTGCCACAACGTGCCGGGAGCAACTGTGACCACCTGAACCCCAGTAAAGGTTCGGATCGTGATCGTTTGAGCCCCGACGTTGTTGAAGAGGATCGTGTTGCCTGTAGCTGTCTTGTTGGCCTCAGGCAGGTAGATGCTCAGGCTGGCTGACGCCGCAGAGATGTCCATGATCTTGGTGGCAAGATCAACGCTGGTTGATGTCTCTTCAGGCCAGCTGAGGAAGACGTCGGCGACAAGCGTCAAGGAGCTGTAGCTGATCTCGCTCGGGTAGATATTGGCGCCACCGAAAACGTCAACGTAAGTGGTCATGCTTCACTCCTGCTGGCGCTGCGGTCCATGATGCGCTTCATGTCTTCTCCGCTAATGGCCTGAGCCGTCCGGTCATACATTTGCTGCCACACGCCAATGCGCTCGTCGCTCTTCAAGAAAGGGGTCGCCTCAAGCAACGTGGCATAGAGGAGCAGATCAGGTGCATACTCAGTCAGCCAATTGGTCTGGAAATCTTCCCCAAGGAATCGGGGTTGCTCGTAGTAGAGGATTTCCCAAGTGCTGGCAGCCGAAGGGGTCGGAGCCAGAATCCAGTGCTGATAGTCATAATCAGCGTAATAGCCGGGCGTCCCTGTTTCGGCTTCATCCGGCCAATAATTGCGGATGTACTCGTAGGAGCGCGCGAAAATAGGGACATTATTGATCGTCATGCTGACGGTGTCGCGCCAGCGGTCTGGCTTGCGATAAACAGCAACCCCGATCTGGAGAGGAGTTTGAACGGGTCGGATAAACCCCTCAATCTTCAACTCTCTAGCAATACGCCGCTCAGCCAAGGTTATGAGCCGAGGGAGCTGCTCATAGACGATCTGGTCGCTCTCAAGCGTGAAACCACGCTCAAGATAGCGACGGACATCCGTCAACAAGCTATCGTAGGTCATGCTGTAGCTCATTTGGACCTCTTTAACAAACGGCAGCTGCTACAGCGGGCGCCAACGATTACAGTCATTATAACTCTAAAATCGCGTGGAAGGCGACTAAAGAATTATTTAGCGTCGTGACACCATGCTTCGCGCTTGGCGTTGTTTACTTTGATCTCGCCGATTGTCGGGTTCGTGTCCTTTTTAGACCACGAAACATCCCGCCAAACAGCGCAAACCTTGGTGTTGGTGTTCTCAGTCCCGACGATGCCCGTCAGATTCGCGCAGCCGTTCAGGATCAAGGTTGACGGAATTAGCAGCATCCAGCGCATCTTTGGTCCTCTCAATAATGTCAGCCTGGGCCTTCGCCTTCATGTCCTCGACGGCGTCGGCCCTGATTTTGAGATAGATGCCAAAGAGGGCGACAAGAATGCCGCCCCCTATGGCAATGTACCGCCCGATCGGGCTAAACAGTAAGGTGATCATGCACCCTCCTCGTCAAGCCTCTGCTTCCGGAAATACCAGACAGCGCCAGCCGCTGCGATAATCACAAAGAGGATTAGGATTGTCGGGCTCAAGGACCCGAGCAAATCGCCACCCTCACGGACCATTGGCATGACTTCTTGAACGACCGCAATCGTGCCCAACCCGCCAGCCGCCACAGCGGCGTTGGCTTCCTTCGACTGGGTAATTGATTTGCGGGCCTTGGGCTGATCGGGTTCGGCACGAGCTTCGTCAACAGAGATCGGCTTCTCTGTATCAAGGCCGCGCCAGAGTTTTACTTCTGCCCTGCGACGGCGAACCAGACCGGGGAGCTCTTTACCACCGCCCTTAGTCCACTTCATGAACTCGGCAGGAACCTCGTCAAATTTCTCCGCGTTGACACGCTTCAGCAGCGTGGATTTAGCCAGAGCGCCAACGCCAGCGTTGTAGGCAAAGTCAACCAAGGCATCAAACTGACCCTGTGTCAGATCGACTTTGACGTACTTGCGAACGCCCTCTTCGTACTGCTCCATATCCCGCGCAAGGACTTCTTCAGCTTCGTCCTTGGTGATTACGAGCTCCGGGGTGACAATCGGGGCACCTGCGGCAGAGGTGTGACCGTAGCCAATCGTCCAAACCGACGCCGGGCACTTGTACGCCTTTAGTCTAAGACCCTCGAACTCTTTCACCGTGGCAAGTCCGGCTGCTGACATTCTCATTTCAACTCTCCCTATTTCGCGATCTCACGCGCGGTCTGGTTAATTCGGGCTTTCACAGCAATTATATCACGCGGCGGTTGTTTGAAAGCAACGGCAACATACCCAACCATATGGCCTGCGTCAGGTGGTGCAGATCCCCGGCACAGGTAAGTCACGTTGCGACTTAGCAGCCATTCACCGAGATCCGACGACGCCTCAAACGGCTCACAGGCTATCTCGCCGTTCAGCATCGCTATTGCCGCACGGTTCCTGGCTGGTGATCCTGAAAAGAACGCACCCTTGCGACCCTCCAACGGCAAATATCTGCCATCCGCTGACAGAACAACCTTCGTTGTGCGTGCGTTCTTGCCAAGGTCAACCGAATGGATCATGACGGCTTCAGCCCTGAGATCGCGCATCAGTAGGCCACCTGCACCCGCTATGTGCTGGTCGTCCGCCAACACCGGCATGGTATCGCGACTGAGCATTGATCCGACAAGCTTGTCCTGCTGTTCGTAAATGATGTAGCCAGCCAGACCAAAAACGCCCAGTCCGATAACGGTTGCCAGCTTAAACGGGCTGTCGATCCACTTTACGAGATCAAGCGCCTTGTCGATCGGTCCACCGGGAGGTTTGGGAGGCGCGACAACGACTTCTGGAATCTTAGCGACAGGCTTCCTGTGAGCGGCTGGCTTCTTTGCCAACGGCTTCTTTGCCAATACCTTTTTAGCAGGAAGTTTTGCCATTATGCCATCCAAACTGCTAGGATAAGTAATCCTGCCATGATCGTTAACGCTGCCAACACAACTAGCCCCAGTTGAACCAAGTCGTCCCGCATTCGCTGGGCTTCACGGGCTTTCTGTTCTTCAAGCTGTCTCTGTTGCTTCCGCACGCGAATGACCTCTTTAAGAACTTCCTCCCAACCCCGTACTCCGTAAATAGATATAAAGTCGTTCTTTACCTTCTCCGCCATCTCTGCCGCTTGCTTCCGCTTCATGACGGTATCAAGGGCAATTTCTTCGGCAGTCGTTTTACTAAATAGTCTAGGCCTCGGCGGTGTCTTGCTGGCCTGAGTTAGTTTAGCGACCGACCCATACAATTTCGCGACATCGCCGCACATCGAGTTGATGTCTTTGCCGAACTTAATGCCCTGCTGGACTGCGTTGAAGGCAGTCTTGGCTGCTCCAAAGATAAGCGCGATTGTAGCAGGGTCCATGTCATTACCTTACCCCTGCTTCTTTCCCAACCACCGCTGCACAGTGTCAGTCTCGTAAATCCGTATGCTGGTCCAGATGATCGTGAACAGCGCCGCTGCGTGTGGAAGCACGTTTGTTAATGTCCCTATGACAGTGATGACAGATGCGGCATCCGCAACGTGCTTCAGTGTTTCATCTGGTCCAGTCATTTCACGGTGCCTCCGGCCAAGTCATACCAAACATTATGACGCCCCCGCTGCATATTGACCACTAAAATGATACACTCCAAAATGACCTAGTTCACACCAAGGGGCAACCCAGACCTTACCATCTCGCTCGCGGTACATATTGCAGAAGTTGTAGTCCTCCGACAGCAATTCTCCGTCAATGTTCTGAACTTTAAAGAAGTCGTAGACCTTCTCACCAGACGGAACCGTGACACCGCCGTTGGTGTAGTAGCCAACATGATCTTTCAAGTCTTCAAAGACATCTCGCCGGATCAGCATGAACCCGGTGCCAACGTGCTTGACCTCAAACGGCTCATCAGCCGATTTCATCTCATGCCCCGGCAGCTTGTTCACATTGAATATGCCGGTGAGCTTGCTCAGGTCTGGGTGATTAAGGACAGCTCCCTGCTTCACCCGGCTCCAATTAATGCCCTTCATTGGCACAGCGCCGCCAAGAATAGGCTTGTCAGCCTTGAGCATCTTGGCGACATCAGCCGGTCGAAAGCTCTGATCGGCGTCAACAAACAGAAGGTGCGAGGCATCCATATTCAGGAAATGCCACGCAATCGTATTGCGACCGCGCTGGATCAGGCTTTCATTGCCCAAGAAGATGCAAGTGACGGTATGCCCGTGCTGCTGCATAGCGTCTTTCAACGCCATCAGCGACTGAACATACTCACTGCAACACATGCCGCCATACATCGGCGTGCCAATAACCAAGTGCATTGTAGTCCCCCCTTATACAAGCATTAGGCGTTTAGAGCGTCCAAACGGCCCCATACCCAGTCAGCAGCCTTTGCCGGGTCAAAAGGCACCGGCTCATCTGTGGAATTTACCGCAGGCTCCGTCCAATTGGCTCCAACCATAGCAAGGTAAGACTGCAAATCAACCTTGGTGGCTACAAGCTCAAAGTCACCTGTTGCACCATCCTTGGAGATGCCAACCATCACCATATCACGCGGGCTGGGCGTTGCCGGATCAGCGACAACATACACGCCGCCTACACCGTCTTCCCCCAGATAGAGGAAGTCAGGGATGGTGCCTTCGGCTGTCAGGCGATACTTCATGACTTGATGGGCCATTTTATTCTCCAGTAGCAGCGGTTAACTGCGGCACGTTGGTCAGAGACGATGGGTCAAATACAGCAAACCCACGATAGTTAGCAAACTTTGCTGGGTCATCAGCCCACTTATCGGCGCACGCCTCAAGCCATTTGACGGTCATTTCATGCGTCGGTGGGATGCCTTTGGAGATAAGTTCGTTCTCCATAGTGAGATAGGCGAACACCTCGGCCTGAGCTTGAGCTGCGTTGATGCCAAGATCAAACAAGTAGATCATGTTGCCTTCGTCGATCACGCCATTGCGCGAGCGGGCCGCGTTAAGACCCTGCTTCATGCACGTCATGATGTGGTAGCGGGCTTCTTCGCGCTCGTAGTCTTCTTCGGTGATCTCGTTCTTGCCAACCCTCTCAAGCAATTGCTTGTGCTGATTGACCATAAAGTTCATCTTGCGAATAGCACCGTTGACGTGGTTTTGAGTGCCTTCAAGGTGGCTGTTGATCTCAAGGATTTCGATTTCCAAAAGCTCAGAGTCTAAGGCATCAGTGCAAGCGAGAAGCTCCGCCTGCTTCTTTTTGAGTTCGACCTGCTTTTTACGCAGACCAATGTATGCTTCCTGCAAAGCAGATTTAGTGCGGTCAATCTCAGCTAAGGTGTGCTTGATTGAGCGGATCGGCGTGATGGCTGTTACGTCCAGCGTCACAGACATGAATTGGCTGTGAGACTTGTGGAAGTTGCTGGTGTCGCGTGTAACAGCAGGCATACGGCCCTGAATGTTTTCTAACATCAGGTTGTACTCTGGCTTTGTTACAACCAAAGCATTGTTCATGTTTCCAAGAATTAGGTCGTTCATAAGTCCCCCTGTAGTAGTTAGATGCCGCCGTGGCTGCCGGAGCAAGCTGTAAGAGTTGACCGAGCTGCCCCTAAATCACCAACATCAATTGCATTTCCTGTAGACGCTATTGTTATATAGCTAATAACATTTGTCGTTATCCCCCCAGAACTTACTCCACCGCCAAATAATCCTAAAGTGCTGTTTGACGTTGCGCTGGAAGAAGATGTGACATCGGTTAGGTCGCCAAAGTCTGTAGCGTTCCCTGCGCTCGCAATGGTAACAAATTCAATCACATTTGTAGAAGTGGGGGCTGATCCTCCAGCAATGATTCCTCTGGTAGAAGAAGACGTTGCCGCTGGCGCGCTGGGTGATAGTGTTAAGTCACCAAAATCTGATGCTGAACCTAGTGAGGAAAACGTAATAAAGCTAATCACGTTTAGCCTTGATCCTCCCGAATTTGTCCCACCAGAAAACAAAGCTCTTGTTGCTGAAGCGCAGCCTGCCAATGAATGAATATTGTCGGGCAACCCACCAAAACTACTAGAGTTTCCCGTTGTTGCTATTGTTACAGAAGTTGTTTGATTTGTTGTTGGGCTTTGCCCGCCCGCAAAAATAGCTATTGTGCTGTTTGAACATCCGGCGAGGTTATATCTTGCCGTAGCTAAGTCCCCAAAATCGGCCACACTCCCAGAAGCCGCAAATGTTATATATTCAATAGTGTTGAAGATAACAAAATCGCCCAATCCATCAAGGCCACCGCCCCCAGCAAAAAGCCCGCGAGTTGACGACGACCCCGAAGCTAAAAACCCAGTATTCGTTGATAAGTTTCCAAAATTTGTTGTATTGCCTGATGTTGAAATAACAATTGTGTAAATGTTTGAAAAATAACTTGACGATAAAGTTCCACCCGCAAAAAAAGCTCTTTGAGAAGGATTGCTATTCCCCGCTATTGGCCAAAGCCCCTGCTTGATCCAGTAGGTAGCTTCCATAATAGTCCATACGCCTTTGGCAGCTCCGTCCTGAAACGGGCCAGCAGGTGTTATAGCTGTTTTGCGGATTAACCCGCCGGGCCAACGTGACATTATAAACCCCCGTGGGCGTTAGAGCAGGCAGCAGGGCCGGTGCGTGTGACAGAAAGATCGCCAAAGTCCAACGCATTTCCTACCGAAGAAATTGTTACATACTGAATGACATTGGAATAATCATTAGTATACCCACCGCCCCAAACACCTCGAGTTGATGAGGAACAAGCCCCAAGTGCTTGGGTTGCTACAACAAGATCACCAAAGTCAGTGGCGTTTCCAGCAGATGCTATGGTTATGTAGTCTATAACATTACTATTAGTGTAGCCGAGTACAAACCCGCCGCCAAACACCCCGCGCGTTGATGAAGAACAACCCGCAAGAGTAGACCTGCTAATTGTTAAGTCGCCAAAGTCTGTGGCATTGCCTGTGGTTGCTATGGTTATAAACTCTAAAACATTAGTTGGCGTATTTAATCCTCCACCAAACACCCCGCGAGTTGAAGAAGAACAAGCTGCAAGCCCCTCTAAAACAAGAGTTAAATCACCAAAATCTAAAGCGTTCCCCGTTGTAGCTATTGTTATATAATCAAGTACATTGCTGTTACCGACCGCACTGCCGCCGCCAAAAACCCCACGAGTTGAAGAAGAGCAAGCCGCAAGGTAAAGCCTTTTAACAGTTAAATCGCCAAAATCTGTTGCATTACCTACAGAGTTTATAGTGACATAGTCTACAATATTAGTATTGCCAACACTATCCGCCCCGTCACCAAACACACCGCGTGTAGATGAAGAGCAGGCTGCAAGGTAATATCTACCAACAGTTAAATCTCCAAAATCCAAAGCGTTACCAGTAGAAGCTATTGAGATGTAATCGATCACATTTAACTGATTTGGGTTCCCGCCTCCAAAAAGACCAATGTCCCCCGACAAAGGCGACAACTGCCAATTCCCCGCAGCCGTTGCCTGCAATTGCTGCACTAGTGTCCAAACGCCGGAGTAGCTGGGCATTGTTAGAGTCCTCCGTTAAGGCTTGAACAGGCTCCGGGACTTCTTGTCTCTATTGTAAGATTACCAAAATTTGCAGCGTTTCCTGTTGACGCAATTGTAATGCTTTGCAAAGTTGTAGTAATACCAAATTGCAGAGAGCCGCCCCCAAAAACAGCCGTGGTTGTAGAAGAACACGCGGCCACCCCCAAAACAGCAGATGTTAAATCTCCAAAATCTGTTGCATTGCCAGTAGACGCTATTGTTATATAATCAATAACATTAAAACGCCCATCATTATTGTCTCCCCCTCCAAATATTCCCCTTGTTGCAGATGAGCAAACACCCATATCGGACCTAGCTACTGTTAAGTCTCCAAAATCTATTGAATCCCCAGTACTAGCAATAGTGATATATTCAATTACATTTTGATATATTGAAGTTGTGTTTCCGCCCCCAATTATTCCTCTAGTAGAAGACGAACACCCTCCCCCGAAATTGTATTTTGCAAGACTTAAATTGCCAAAGCTTGTGGTGTCGCCTGTCGATGCAATCGTAATGTAACGAATATCTGTTTGAGTACTGGTAGAAGAATTGTACCCCCCGGAAAAAACGCCCCTAGTAGACGAATTACAACCGGACGTGCCCCCTGTGCTTGAAGGAGACAGCGACCCAAACGATGCTGAGTTCCCTGTTGTTGCTATGGTTATATATTGAATGCTTGTGCCATTAAGCTGTCCTCCCGCAAACACGCCTCTGGTTGCTGAAGCGCAAGCTCCCATATTCTCGTTTGTTACCGATAAATCCCCAAAATCAGTTGAGTTACCCAACGAAGAGAAAGATATGTAACTGATGATATTTGTATAAACACCGCCCCCCGGTGTGCCCCCCGCAAAGATACCCTGTGGTGGGGGCAACGCAGGCGTCACGCTCCCGCTGGCTCCGCTGAAAGGCGACGGCCCATAGGTGTTAAGCGCCCATACTGAAAACGTATATGCCGTACCATTGGTCAAGCCGGTCACGGTAATTGGCGACGACGCCCCCGATACGGTTATCCGACCGGGGTTAGATACAGCGTAATAAGCCGAGATAGCCGACCCGCCAACATTTGCCGGAGCCGTAAACGCTACAGACGCAGACGCATCGCCAGCGGTCGCAGCACCTATCGTAGGCGCATTAGCAACCTGTAACGGCTGGTATGTAGCGCTGATAAACCCAGCATTACGTTGATTGATAGGCATTGGTTCGCCTCGGATCAGGAATTGATTTCATCCCACGAACAGGTAACCACAAGATCACTTGCCGTGCCAGCAATAGCGCCAATCGACTTGTCCTCCAGCAGATAAATCTGTGTGGTCTTGTCGATGATAATCAACGTAGCATCAGCCGGAACCGAGATGGTCGAAGCAATTGCCGTCCCAGTGCCGCCAAGAGACGCCGCGCTGTACACGTTAATTGTGATGTCCGCAGCATTGGTGCCATCGATGTTGGCAACTACAAGACTGTTGATCTTGTAGACCTTACCGCTGGACGCCGCGTTGCTGACGATGCTGGTAGCACTCGTCGTGGTCAACGACGTTGTGGAGGTGTTGCCGTAAATGGCGGCGACGTTAACGATGTTGGGATTTGCCACGATTAAGCTCCTTAAAGTCCGAAGATGAGTGAGAACGCGATTGCTTGGCCTTTGGTTGCCCCGCTCGTGGCTGAATTGCTTGCAAGCAATTTTACGGTTCCTGCAGCGTTCTTGAAATACAACTTTTCATCAGTTGTATTGATCGCAAGTTCACCTGCAGAAAGGTCAGCGGCCAAAGGCACGGCTGCGGCTGTCGTCGTGCGATAGAGTTGGATTGGGGTAAATCCTGCCTGTGCCATAATCCTACCTCAGATTTTCAAGTTTGTAGAGCGTGGTCATGTGAAGAGCCGTGAGCTCGTCCACGATGTTCTCAAGAGCAGGAATGTTCCCTGCAATCTTATCCCGGTTTTCGTTTAGCCACAGTATCTGATCTTTGATCTGGGCAACAATATCTTCTGCCTCGTTCTCCACTTCCTCGACAATGCCGAACACGCCTTGATAGGCTTCGACCAGCTTGTCTAGGCCGCCAACGACGCCCTCATAATACTTACCCAGAGCCTTGTGCTCAGAATAAGATTTTGTCTTCCAATGCGCAATATGAGTTGCGTCACGAAGTTTGAAGGTCTTGTCGATCAGTTCCTCAATCATCAGAATGTTCCCCCAGAGATACCGCTTGTGGCGACTACAGTCGTAAATGTGCCCGCAGCAGCAGAGGCTCCACCTATTACCGTTCCATCAATTGTGCCACCGTTGATGTCAGCCGTGTCAGCAATCAAACTGTCGATGTTGCCTGTTCCTGTTAAGTACAAATCGCGCCACTCATGTCCTGTTCTACCAAGGTCATAAGTGTTATCTGTCGCAGGCGTAAATTCTGAATTGACACGACCTACAAAATTTATTGTGTCAGCGTTACTGCTGCCAAGCGTCGAGTTATCGTTTACAGTCAAATCTGTAAATGTTCCAGCCGCTGCTGTTGTAGCACCGACAGTGGTTCCGTTAATTGTTCCACCTGTCACCGCAACAGAATTAGCATTCTGCGTGGACATTGTCCCCAAACCCGTGATGTCGGTGTTGGGGATAGTCGAAGAAGCTGTCAGCGCAGATGTACCAGTGCCCTTAACATAGCCTGTTAAGGTTGTCGCACCGGTGCCGCCGTTTGCCACACCCAATGTGCCACTCAAAGTGACCGCACCCGTTGTGCCTGTGCTGGGTGTGAAACCTGTTGTTCCTGCGCTGAACGAGGTCACACCAGCAGCAGGAGCCGCAGCCCATGACGCTGTTGTACCGTCAGACGTCAGCAAGTAACCGTTAGAGCCAATACCCAATCGGGTGGCGCTGTTTGTCCCGTTGCCGAGGATCAGGTCGCCAGTTGTGGTGATAGGCGACAAAGCGTTAAACGCTG